CCACCGAGAAGTTCAATGTCACCCCGTCGGTTCAGCAAAAGCTGGAAACCGCCATCCAGGAATCCAGCGAATTCCTGCAGCGCATCAACATCATCGGTGTGAACGAGCAGGAAGGCGAAGCCCTGGATCTGGGCACCAATAGCCCGATTGCCAGCCGCACCAACACTGCGGGTGGCAACCGCCGTAACCCTGCCGATCGCACCAAGCTGACCAAGGACACCTACGTCTGCAAGAAGACTGACTTCGACAGCGCCGTGCCTTATGCAAAGCTGGATGCCTGGGCAAAATTCAAGGACTTTCAAGCGCGCATTTCCAACGCTGTCGCCGCTCAGCAAGCACTCGACCGCATCATGATCGGCTTCAACGGCACCCATGTGGCTGCTGCGACCGATCTTGCCCAGTTTCCGCTGCTCCAGGACGTGAACATCGGTTGGCTGCAGAAGATCCGCACCAGCGCGCCCGACCGGGTAATCGACGAAGTCGTCGAGGACTCCGGCAAGGTGACCATCGGCGCGACGGGTGACTACAAGACTCTGGAAGGTCTGGTATTCGACGCCCTTCAGCTCTTGGAGCCCTGGCACCGCAAGCAACCCGGCTTGCGCGTCTTCGTTTCTCGGAACCTGCTGCAGAACAAGCTGCTGAAGGCTCTGGAAAAGGGCGCAAGCTCCAACGAGGAAGAGCTGGCTGGTGACGAGATCATCGCGAAGGCCCGCCTTGCTGGCCTGCCGATCGAGGATGCCCCGTTCTTCCCGGATGGCACGGTTCTGATCACCACTCTGGATAACCTGTCCATCTACTGGCAGGAAGGCGCCCGCCGTCGGCACATCAAGGACGAGCCCGAATTCGACCGCATCGCCGACTACCAGTCCAGCAACGAGGCCTACGTGGTCGAGGACTTCGGCCTGGTGGCCTTGGTCGAGAACATCGAGGCCGTCTAACCATGCACAAGCCTCTTTCTCCCGCCCAACGTGTCCAGCTGCGCAAGCGCGCCGCCCAAGAGGCCGCCGCCACCGCGCCGGCGGCCTCCATGGCCGGCGCCACGTCCTACGAACTGCAGTTGGCCCAGCTGTACCAGCACGCCCACCAGTTGAAACAGATCCAGTCCACCGAGGGCAAGATCGAACTCAAGCGACAGTTGGTGCCGCAGTACGCCCCGTACATCGAAGGCGTGCTATCGGCCGGCGTCGGCGCCCAGGACGATGTGCTGACCATGCTGATGGTATGGCGCTGCGACATTGCCGACTGGGACGGCGCCCTGGCCATCGCTCGCTACGTTTTGCAGCACGGACTGGTGATGTCGGACCGCTTCGAGCGCAAACCCCCGGTGATTATTGCCGAGGAGGTGGCTGACGCAGCTCTGGCCGCGCTCAGGCTCAACCAGACCTTCGAGCTGGCAGTGCTGGAACAGGTGATGGAGCTGACCGGCGGGCACGATATGCCCGACCAGGTACGCGCCAAGTTGCACCTCGCCAAGGGGCGGCTGCTGGCGTCCTTGGTACCAGACGAAGCTCTGAGCGACGAGCAACTGGCCCAACTGCAAGCCGCCCACGCCAACATGAATCGCGCCATCGAACTGCACGGTAGCTGCGGCGGCAAGAAAGACATGGAGCGCGCCGAACGGCTCCTGAAAAAGCACTCGGCCAGCAGCCAGCAACCGGCTCCGGCTCCGGCTCCGGCTCCGGCTCCGGCTCCGGCTCCGGCTCAACAGAACAAGCCTGCTGAGCGCCGTGAGCCCGTCAAGAAATCACGGGGGAAAGCTGCGGTACCGGCCCAGGCCACTTCGGCAGAGAAGACGCCTGCGCCGGAATCGGCTGACACCCCCGTTAACTGAGCGTCCCACGCACCCCGGCGGCTCGGGGCGGATCAGCAGGCAAACGCCATCGCTGTGAAGCCCCGACCACCGCCGACTTGATTCCGAGGCATTGATGAGCGGATTCATCGCCACGGCCGGCGCCGAGGCCTACACCCTGACCAACGATGGCTTCTGGCCGGACATCGACACCGACCACCTGCGCGCCTCGCTGCGCATGGACGGCACGGTCAGCAAGGACCGTCTGGAGATGGCTGCCGTCAACGCCATCCTCTCGGTCAACCGCGAGCTGAAGCAGTTGAAAGCCCAGCACCAGGCCGACGGCTACGCCACCCTGGCCGACGTGCCCGGCGCCCAGCTGCAGGGCGTGAGCGGCTGGGTCCACCTCTACCGCCGCGCCGTGTACTGCACCGCCGGCGCCGAGCTGGCCGAGCGTTACCGCACCTTCGACGCCACCGCCGCCGGCAATGCCCGGGCGGACGAACTCACCCCGAGCATCGACGAGTACCGCCGCGACGCCCGCTACGCCATCCGCGACCTGCTGGGCATCGGGCACACCACGGTGGAGCTGATCTGATGGACACCGTGCGCGCCCTCCAGGGCGACACCCTCGACGCGATCTGCTGGCGGTACTACGGCCGCACGGCGGGCGTGGTCGAGCAGGTGTTGGAGGCCAACCCCGGGCTGGCCGAGCACGGCCCGGTACTGCCCCTGGGCACCCTGGTGCGCATGCCCGCCGTGGCCACCCAGGCCGAGCGCCGCGACGTGGTGAACCTATGGGACTGACTAGCCACCCCCTCACCGAGGGCCAACGAGATGAACAACATGCCTGACCGTCCGGAAACCTGGGCTTGGCTGAGTGCCTGGCTACAAATGCACATGCCGGCGCTCTACGCCGGCGGACTCGCCTTCATGATCTCCGTGTGGCGGGTCATCTACAGCGGCGGCCGGCTCCGGCAGCTCGCCCTGGAATCCCCGCTGTGCGGCCTGCTGGGCGTCGGCGTTTCCTACGGGGCGGAAATGATTGGCGCACCGCAGGGCGCCGGCGTGTTCATCGCCTGCATGGTGGGCCTGCTGGGCGTGGAAACCAGCCGCGCGGCGGCTCAGCGCCTGCTGGACCGCAAGGTGGACTCGCTATGACCCTGCGCCTCGATGACGTGGGCCTCGACGTGCTCCACCTGCAAAAGCGCCTCAACGAGCTGGGCGCCAATCCGCGGCTGCTGCCCGATGGCCAGTTCGGCGAGGCCACCGAGCGCGCCGTGCGGGTCTTCCAGCAACGTGCCGGTCTGGTGGTCGATGGCGTGGCCGGACCCAAGACGATGGCCGCCCTGGCCGGCCATTCCACCAGCCGCCTGCTCGGCCAGCGCGACCTGCAACGCGCCGCCGACCGTCTGGGCGTGCCGCTGGCCAGCGTCATGGCGCTCAACGCCGTGGAGAGTCGCGGCGAGGGCTTCGCCGCCAATGGCCGCCCGGTGATCCTGTTCGAGCGGCATGTGATGCACGAACGGCTGCAGGCCAACGGCCTGAGCGAGACGGAGGCCGACGCGCTGGCCGCCCGTTTCCCGGCCCTGGTCAACCGCACCCGTGGCGGTTACGCCGGCGGCACCGCCGAGCATCAGCGCCTGGCCGCCGCCCGTCAGCTGCACGAAAGCGCCGCGCTGGAATCCGCCAGCTGGGGATTGTTCCAGGTGATGGGTTACCACTGGCAGGCGCTGGGCTACGACAGTGCCCAGGACTTCACCGAGCGAATGGCCCGACATGAATCCGAGCACCTGGAAGCGTTCGTGCGCTTCATCGAAGCCGACCTGGCGCTGCACAAGGCGCTCAAGTCGCGCAACTGGAAGCAATTCGCCCGGATCTACAACGGCCCGGCCTACGCCCGCAACCTGTACGACGTGAAGCTGGCTCGGGCGTTCGAGCAGTTCAGCGACGTGCTGCAGGCCGCCGCATGACCCGCTGGCTGCTCACCCTGGTCGTAGTGCTGGGTCTGCTGATCTGGCATCAGCAGACCCGCATCGACGCCGCCCAGGCCGGCCAGACACTGGCGGCCGAACGTGCCGAGCAGGCCGACGAAAACGCCGCCCGGCACCAGGCCACCGCCGCCGCCCTGGAAAAGGTCATCGCGGACGAGCGCACCGCCCAGACCACCCTGCAGAGCCAGATCGCCACCCTGCGCACCGCCCTGGCCACCCGCCAACGCGACATCGAGGAGCTGAAACGTGAAAACCAAGCATTGCGCGACTGGGCTGACCAGCCTCTGCCTGCTGCTGCTCGCCGGCTGCGCGAGCGCCCCGCCCTCACCGGCGCCGACGCTTATCGTGACTGGCTGTCCCGCCGTGACGCAGTGCGTGCTGCCGGCGACGGCGCCGAGCAATAACGGCGAACTGCTCCAGGACCCTGACACCCTCGAAGCCGCCTGGGCCGAATGCGCAGCCCAGGTCGACATGGTTCACGACCACCAGCAGAAGCAGGCCACCCCATGAACAAGTCCACCTCACTGCGCGCCCACCTGCAGGCCGCCGTCCCCCAGCTGCGGCACCGCAAGGACAGCATGAAGGTCTTCCTCGACTCCGGCTCGCTGCGCTGCACCGCCGCGCCGGGGCTGTCGTTCGAGTACCAGTACGATCTCAACGTGGTGCTGACCGATTTTCCCGGCCACCCGGACGCGGTGATGATCCCGCTGCTGGCCTGGGTGGGTACTCACCAGCGCGAGCTGCTGGAGAACCTGGACAAGGCCAACGGCTCGATCAAGTTCGAGGCCGAGATCCTGTCGAACAAGTCA